AGCCGACGCAGAAAAAAAGCATCTTCACCCCCACCTCTCTTGAGCAGATACGATGCTTTGTTGAGCTTGTCGTAAGAGCCCGACGCATCACAGACCGAACTAAAGAAACCTGGAGCGGAGAATGAACGACATAATTTTTGTAATGGGAACGATCTTTGCAGTCTACCTTCTGGTGATTCTTTACATGCTGTGGGCGATTGACTGATGAACAAAATCACAATTGAGTCACTTGCTGCCGAGTGGGAAGACGCAAAAAACGAGGAGCGCCGGGCCACGGCACAGCGCCGTGAGTCAGAAGACAAGCTGTTTGAAGCCCTGAAGCTTGCCAAAAACATGGAGGGCACTGTTAAAGAAATAACGACACTTTATGAAATAAAAGTGGCTGGGCGTATTGATCACAAGATAGACAGTGTTAAACTTCAGTCTCTAGCAGAGGAAGCCGGTCTGACCGAACATCTCGCATCATTGTTTAGATGGAAACCAGAGATCAACATGTCTGCCTGGAAAGCTGCACATGAGTCGATCACTGGCCCTTTGTTGGATGCAATCACAACCACGGCCTCACGGCCATCATTCTCAATTACACGTAAGGAGAAATAATCATGGCCTCACTTTCACAATCATTCAACGTTTCTGATCTTCCTGAGTCCTCTAAAAACTTCAGCCCTTTGCCTGCGGGGTGGTACACGGCCACTATTTCAGAAGCTGAAATCAAGCAGACTAAGGCGGGTACTGGCGAATACATTTCGGTCAAGTACAGCATCACAGGCCCGACGCACCAAGGGCGCGGAGTTTACGGCAATCTGAACATTAAAAATCCTAGTCCAAAGGCCGAGGAAATTGGTCGCCAGCAACTCGGGGAAATTATGCGGGCCACTGGCATGGCACGGATTGACAACACAGATCAGCTCATCGGAAAAAGTCTTTCAATCAAGCTGGAGGTGAAGTTAAGCGAAGAATATGGAGATGGCAACGAGGTGAAAGGCTTCAAGGCTGTGGCTGGTGGGTCTATGCCTTCGCCTGCTTATTCCATGGCTGAACATGCTCACCAAGCAGTCACCAAGGCTGCGCCCCCTTGGGCTAAGAAGTAAGCAAAAAAAAGCCCCTCACACGAGGGGCTAAGACAACTACAAGGAGACGGGGCCATTATATGCAAATACCTGAACTTGACCAGATACAGCAGTTAATTGACCAGCATCACGAAGAACAAAAGAGCCAACCCAGACCACACTTAGGCGCTTCAATGCTTGGCCATCCATGTGATCGGTGGCTGTGGCTGTCGTTTCGATGGGCTGTTGTGGAGAAGTTTCCAGGCCGTATCTTGCGGCTTTTTCGTAGAGGACACAATGAAGAACAACAAATTATCAGTGATCTGCGGGCTATTGGCCTTGATGTGCGGGTTCCCTCAACGGGCCAAAGCCGAGTTGATTTTGGGTGCCACGTCTCTGGCTCTCTTGATGCTCGGATTGAGAAGAATGTGCCTGGAGCCGCGAAAACCCCCCATGTCGCCGAATTCAAAACGCACTCCTTAAAGTCTTTCAATGAGCTAAAGGCAAAAGGCGTACAAGAGGCCAAGCCAATGCACTACGCTCAGATGCAGCTTTACATGCTTGGCACTGAGCTGAATCGGGCGCTTTATGTAGCAGTCTGCAAGGACGACGACCGTATCTACACAGAGCGTGTTCGGCTGGATCTGCCAGCGGCTCAAAAGCTAGTTGAGCGTGGCCACAGGATTACGCAATCCGACAGGATGCCTGAGCCGATCAGCACCAATCCAACTTGGTACGAGTGCAAGATGTGTTCAGGACACTCTCAATGTTTTGGGAGCAAGACCACGAAGGAAGTGAACTGCCGAACTTGCGCCCATGCCTCCGCCCTGCCTGATTCAACGTGGCATTGTGCTCGCTGGGATGACTTGATTCCGACTGAGGCACAGCGAGAAGGCTGCGAGTCGCACGTTCTGCATCCTGATCTGGTGCCGTGGGAGCGCAAGGAAAGCGCAAGCCAGTGGGAGGCTATCTACATAGTCAAAGGCAAGCCGTTGGTGAATGGTGCGCCTGGGGATGGCGTCTACTCCAGCAAAGAGGTGCTGGCTAACTCTGATGCTTGTGGCAATACTGAAGTGAACGAGATACGAGCGCAGTGGTCTACTGCGAGGGTGACGGGATGAAAGTACTAATCGCTTGTGAATACTCCGGCACTGTACGAGATGCTTTCATCTCACGAGGGCATGACGCCATGAGTTGCGACCTTTTACCAACTGACACGCCCGGGCCGCACTATCAAGGGGACGTGTTCGACATTATCAACAACGGGTGGGATTTGATGATTGCTCATCCGCCATGCACGCACCTGTCAGCGAGTGGAGCAAGGCACTTTGAAGCAAAAAGAAAAGACGGAAGGCAACAGGCAGCGGTTGATTTCTTTATGGCGCTGGCCAACGCAGACATTCCTTGTATGGCCATCGAAAACCCAATTTGCATCATGTCAACTGTCTGGCGCAAGCCGGATCAAATCATCCATCCGTGGCAATTTGGACATGGAGAAACAAAAGCAACTTGCCTTTGGCTGAAAGGTCTACCGCTGCTCACACCGAGCAACATCGTTGAAGGCCGAGAGGCTCGCATCCATCGGATGCCCCCCTCGGCTGAAAGATGGAAACTACGTTCAAAAACGTATCAAGGGATTGCAGAAGCAATGGCCTCCCAGTGGGGGGTGAATGATGCTCCGTGACTACCAACAGCGCACGATAGACCAGCTTTACGCTTGGTTTGAGGCAGGTAACGAAGGCAATCCGTGCATTGTGTTGCCTACCGGATCAGGCAAAAGTCACATTGTTGCTGCGCTGTGTAAGGATGCTTTGCAGCAATGGCCTGAGACCCGTGTTTTGATGCTTACTCACGTCAAAGAGCTGATTGAGCAAAACGCGGAGAAAATGAGACTCCATTGGCCTGGGGCGCCAATGGGTATTTATAGCGCAAGTATCGGTAAGAAGCAACTTGGCGAGCCCATTACTTTCGCCGGGATCCAGTCTGTACGCAACAAGTCTAGGGAGCTGGGCCACATTGATTTGGTGTTGATTGATGAGTGCCACCTCGTGAACCACAAAGAAGAAGGTGGTTATCGGAGTTTGTTGGCAGAACTGAAGGCCATTAATCCAGCGATGCGAGTTGTAGGGCTCACAGCTACGCCTTACCGTCTGGGTCACGGCCTCATTACCGACAAACCCGCCTTGTTTGACGATCTGATTGAGCCGATAAGCATTGAAGAACTGATCCACAAAGGGCACCTGTCAACTCTGCGCAGCAAAGTGACGGATGCAAAGCTGAATGTAGATGGCGTACACAAAAGGGGCGGCGAATACATAGAGTCAGAGCTGCAAGCCGCTGTGAACACGGATTCAAACAATAAAGCGGCTGTGGAAGAAATCATCTGGCAGGCTGTCAATCGCAAAGCGTGGCTGGTCTTCTGCGCTGGTGTGAAGCACGCTCAAGCTATTGCTGATGAACTCAATGCGAACGGAATCGTTGCGGAGTGTGTGACGGGTGAGACGCCGAAAGCAGAGCGCGAACGCATTCTGGCTCGTTACAAAGCCGGAGAAATTAGGGCTCTGACCAACGCTAACGTTTTGACGACAGGCTTCGACTATCCGGACATTGACCTGATTGCCATGCTGCGCCCAACAATGTCAGCAAGTCTTTACGTTCAGATGGCAGGCCGTGGTCTTCGCCCCAAAAGCCACACCGATCATTGCCTAGTTTTGGACTTTGCAGGCGTGGTGAGTACGCATGGCCCGATTACAAATGTTCAGCCGCCGAAGAAAGCCGGGTCTGGCAATGGTGAACCGCCAGTAAAGATCTGTGAAGCCTGCAATGAGCTGTGCGCCATTTCTGCGCTGAAGTGCCCGGCCTGCGGTCATCCTTTTCCTACACCCGCTAAGAAAGATCTGATACTGCACCTGGACGACATCATGGGGGTGCAAGGCCTAGAGATGAATGTACGGGCTTGGGCATGGCGCAAGCATACGAGCAAGGCCAGCGGCAAGGAGATGCTGGCTGTGACGTACTACGGAGGCTTGAGTGAGCCAACGGTGACTGAGTATCTGCCGGTGATGCATGCGGGCTATGCCGGTCAGAAGTCGGCCATGTTGTTCGTTATGATGGCTAAGAGTGCCGGAGTGGACATCAAGCCAGTTGGCCTGGATGAAGCAGTGTCAGCAATGCGGGATTCAAAACCGCCGCGCATGATTGAGTACAAGCGCGAGGGGAAGTTTTTTAAAATACTAAGGAGAGAATGGAATGAGACCGAAAGCACCCCAGTTCTTTATTGATTACTTGCAAAAGATGCGCGGCGGACCACCGAAGTGCTGCCATAGCTGTGACCACTACGACGAGAACGGCAAGTGTGAAAAGTTTGACGCCGAGCCGCCCGTGGAGTTCTTGGGCACTGAGAACGCCTGTGATGTTTGGTTTGAGGTGATCCCATTTTGATACCAACCGAACACTTCGAGCAGCGCGAACTAGTGATGTGGTTCCGCCAGACTTACCCCGACGTGCGTATTTTTGCCATCCCGAACGGTGGAGCTAGGAGCATGGCAACTGCTGCAAGGCTGAAGGTTGAGGGGGTGAGTCCAGGCGTTCCCGATCTTTTCATCCCAGCCTGGAGGCTGTGGGTTGAGATGAAGCGCCAGAAAGGCGGCTCAGTCAGTGCAGAGCAGAAGGATTGGATTGCATACCTAGAGAGCGTGGGCTACGAGACGATGGTGTGCAAGGGGGCAGAAGATGCAAAGAACAAAATCATAGGATTCAGAAATGAGAAAACATAAACAAGCCAGATCTACATACTCTCACTGGGATGCTTTGTTCGCCAGTGCTACAGAGCCCATATCCGCCGACAAGCAACAGCAGCAATTATTGAAGATGTACGAAGGTTTGCGGTCATTGGAGCAAAACGAGAATCCAAGTTTTCACGATTGGATTGCATGTTCAGATGCCGTCAACATGATGGAAACGCTCACAGAGATTGGAGTGTGCCAGGACAATTCCGGGCTGCTGGAGGATGCTATCGAGGCTCTGGCATCGGCTGGTGATCGATATAAAACGCACAAAGTGCTGAGACTTACAGGCTACGGAATTGCATCAATTCGTGCTGTTTTGGAAGACTACGCAGAAGCTCTCAAGGTGCTGCCAGCCCGAACGATGCTTCACTGCCACCGAATCACAGAGGCCCGTATTCGTGACTTGCTTGACGGCAAAGGCAAAGAACACGACGTTCTTTTCCAACCTTTGCAATAAACTTCTTGACGCTCGCAAAGGATTGCCTTACAGTAAACACATCGCAACACAGACACCCGGAGCCCCAAATGATCTGTTTTAATGACGCCGAACTGAACGCCCACTACTCCAAGGAGGAAGATATGGATCGCAGACACGAGATTGCTTTGAGCGAGCTGGATGGTGAGTCACTCCATTCATATTGCGATGATTTGGTTGAGTACTGTCAAGATTACGAAGCTGGTTTGATTACGCTTGAAGAGCTTGGCCTCCACCTGCTACGGGCTCGTAATCTTGCTGTCGAAGCCGCTGTGGAAAAGATGGAATGAAAGAAATCATGTCAGGTATGGATTCATCTGACGTGAGAGAAATTAGGGCATACAGAATTGATGCCCTGATTGAACTTTTGTTAGACATTAGCCATGAAAAAAACAACCTCAGTCAAAACGCCGGGCTCTGGGTACATGCTCAGAAGTTCTTTGACGATGCACAAGAATGTGATGAAATTTTGGACACACTAAGATGAAAAGACGACCAATTGCAAAAGAAATGATTGAAGCTTTAATCAACTTTGGACCAATGACTTGCTTGGAATTGTGCAAGCACATAAACGTAGAAAAAGATAAATCAGGGTCAATTATTTCACGTTTAATGAAGAAATCGCCAAAAAGAAGGAAGCGTGTTCACATCTGTGGATGGACTGAAGATTCTGAAGGAACACGACGCTATCTTCGCCCAATCTACAACGTCGGCGCCTGCCTTGATAAGCCAAAGCCTTTGATGTGTGTACGAAGAAAAGAAAACCGCGCCCGGTACACGAAAAGCAAGGTAAATCGAGTCAGCAGCATTTGGGACTTGGCCAAGACAGTCAAAGAAAGACTAGCAGCATGAGTGAAGTTACCTGGCGGGGTCTTCAGAAAATCCTGTCTGATCTGGACGAAAAGACAGTTCTTAAGATGCTGGAAGACGAATGTAAGGCGGAGTTCCCTAGGCTTTCAATTGTTTGGCGGCTTCATCAACGCTACACGATGCTTAGGATGAACAGAGAACGTGATGATATTGTGAGTGCAATTAAACATGAATATTGATCAAACTCTAAATGAACGAGGCAACAGGTACGGAGAATTTGCAAGCCATGCTCAAGTAAGCCAACGGCTCAAAGAAATGGCACGATTTGAGCTTTCTTACCGAGACAAAAGATTAGCAGATGATCAAAAAGAAGCTTTAGAAATGATCTTTCACAAGATCGCTAGAATTATTAACGGAGACCCAGATTACGCAGACTCCTGGGTTGACATTGCAGGCTATGCAACTTTGGTAGCCAATCGATTAGAGGAAAAAAAATGGACAAGCGAAGAACTTCAGGCAGGCGAAAAGAAGATGGAGAGTCGTTCTGCCTTCCCACCTCTATTCTAGTGATTTTGGTTGTAATAGCCACCTTGGTGGTGGCTAACATTCTTACTACTTTGTGACGCCTTGAATCTTTTCGGCTGTTCGGTACGCACCCAAACCGAGCATCCCGAAAAGTAAAGGCATCATAGTTCCAAGGTCCATCTGAGGGAACTTTACAGGATGCCCAGCAATGTTTGTTATCCATTCCCCGAGCGGTCCGATAACAAACTGAACGGCAAAGCCAGAGCCGCAAACCCAGCCGATGAATGGCCGCCAACCTGCAACGAACAAATGCGGATTGGCGGCTTCTGCTTTGTTGATGTCCATCTGCCCAACGATCTGAGCCAGCTCCCCACTTTGCTGAATCTTGATAAGCTCAAGCCGCGCCGCTGATGCCTGAACCGGGTCTGCCCAGACTCGATCAATGACTTTGCCGCCAATTTCAAGCAGTGCCGTAACGGGATCAAGTGCCATTTAAGACTCCAGAAGATTTGAAGCAATGCGACGAGCCCAACCTTTGCCGAAGGTAGGCCACACGCCGAGGTCAGTCATAAACATCAATCGAGAGCCGTTGAACCCT